TACGCTAATATCCACGCTAAGCGTAAGCGGATCGCCAAAGGTAGCGGCGAGAAAATGCGTAAGCCTGGAAGCAAAGGCGCACCAACGGCTAAGGCTTTTAAGAAGTCAGCAAAGACAGCAAAGAAGCGCAAGACGCGCAGGTAGGAGCAGGAATGCCACAGGGTAAAGGTACTTACGGAAGCAAGCGGGGGCGTCCCCCCAAAAAGAAAACAACCAAGAAGATGAGCAGCAAGATGTCTTCTAAGAAAAAGACCTCTAAACGGAAGTAGCTATGGACCCAGCGTGGGTAAACATTATCGAGTCCTATGGCCCGCTGGGTATATCGGCAGCTTTCGTTGCCTGGTTGTACATCAAGGAAACGCAGAAGCGCGAGATTATGGTCCAGTCTTTTCAGGACCAGGTGCGCGAAATGCAGGATCGCTGCGACAAGAAAGAAGAAGACATACGAACCAGGTATGATGATGTCGTTAGCAGATACAACCAGGAGCGTGACACGTTACTGCAGGGAGTTACCAACAACCTCGACAATACCGTGCAGGGTCTGCATGACGTGAACGAGAAGATCGAAAAGGTAGGGGCTTCTGTCGAAACAGGGCTCAGCGAGATGCGCCAGCACTACGCTGCGCTCGATGCTCGCAGGAAATGAGGATTATTCATGGCAATTAAGAGGGGCAAAGAAACCTTCTCTGGCTACAATAAGCCCAAGCGAACACCAAAGCATCCGAAGAAAAGCCATGCTGTGCTCGCCAAAGAAGGCACTAAGACCAAGCTGATTCGCTTCGGACAGCAAGGTGCCAAGACGGCTGGCAAGCCAAAGAAAGGCGAGTCGACAGCCATGAAGAAGAAGCGTGCCAGCTTCAAAGCGCGTCATGCTAAGAACATCAAGAAGGGCAAGATGTCTGCAGCCTACTGGGCTGACAAAGTTAAATGGTAGCGGTGTCCTTCAAGCGCTCATACAGACCCATCAAATAAGGCTGAGCCCATTGCATTGTGGGATCATTAATGTCTATCGTCAGTGCGTTTTGCACCAGTGCGAACATGACCTCGAGTTCAATCTCGTTGAAAGCCATGACGGCTAGGTCGTTCTCCAAGGGGATCGATTTTGTCGAGCAGCTTTTTGAGGCACTCATCATTGTGTTCTAGTTCCTTCGTAAGTTTCTGTGCTTGCTTGCGGTATTCGTTGCGCTCTCGTCTTAGCTCAGCAATCTGTTTTTCCAGATCATCCAAGCGCCGAGTCAGCGCTCTGTTAGTACCAACCAAACCTGGCGCAGCGCCGCAATGTTTACATGCACGATAACCCACTTGCCGCTCCCGTATGTTCGATGTTAGGAAATGACCTCAGTCATGGTTTCCATGGTTGGTGTCTAGAAGGGGGGGGTGGTTCCCCCTCTTCACTTTTTTAAGCGCCTATCGGGTCCGCCCATCAGCAGCATTCCCTTCGATGCATCAATAAGCCTGCTGACAATGTGCTCACCATAGCGCTCGGCGAGACGATCCCAGCTCTTATAGTTCGTTGTGATAAACGTTGGCTTGTGGTTGCTGTGCCTTGCGTCGATCAGGTCACGTATCGCACCACCTTGCCATGACGACAGCTCTCGTCTGTTACCACCCACGTCATCGAGCAGCAGGAACGATGCATCTATAGCATCCTGCAGGACCCTGACTCTGGCGCTATGGCTGGTCGCTGCTGCGTTATCAGCGTTACGAAAGAAGCCTGACTCGGTAACCCACATGGGCTTCTTGCCTGCTTGCCTTTCGTCGATCAGGTCGCAGAGCAGGGTTGTAGCCCACGTTGTCTTGCCGACTCCAACCCTGCCTGCGAACACGATCCATCGAGGCGCCACATAAGTAAGGCACCTGTCGTACACATGGCTATTATCACTATCGACAGAAAGGTTGTCTCGCAGCGGTGACGGTGTAGTGCGTCCTGTCTTGTAACCGATAAACATGCTGGGGATATTTGCTGACGCTATCAACTCGTCAGTGCCATCCAGGTGCTTACTCAAAGCGATTTGTTCTGAGCAACTTGCACATTCAGACAGGACCCACCATCCCTTGCGTCGACGTGAAACCATACGCTTCCACTCGTAAACGACGCTCTCGCCACAAGCAGCGCACCTTCTAGGTGGTGGCTGCCTCTGCGGGTCAGAGAGATCCGGTTCTCTGCCACCCAACTGCTTCATTACCTCGTCCATAAAAGCCATTATATTGCCTCGATTTTAATCCTGATTCCTACTTGTTCCTGTGGTGCGTACCACTTGCGAATACGCAAATCGCAAACCTGTGCATCATCAACCCACACTCTAGAGCACCCATCCAGCGCTGCCTTACAGATGTTGTCGCTGTCTGGACGTGTAATCTTGGGTGCAACGGTTGACGACAGGGACTTGCGAGTGCGCTTTGGCCATTCCCAGTATGCGTCGATCTCGACTCGTACTGGACCTACCATCTTTGCAAAGTCTTCTGTTTGGGTAACCACAGCATTGTGCACAGCGGAAGCCACCAGGGCATGATAGTCGGTGATCCGCTTCTTCTGGTATGCCCGCCCCCGCCCAAAGCGTGCGCTCTGTTTGGGGACGGGCTTGCCAGGCACAAAGACTTCAAGTGTCGGCACCGTTAACCTCTGCGTCCTGCTTAGGTAGCGAAATAGACAGGATGTCGTTAAGGCTGGCGATTTCCTTCATAGGCTCATCGTCATCATCCCTCACAACCTCTCCCTCAACAGTCGCCCAGTAAAGCCTCATGCCATAGCCTACGTTAGTGCGTACTGCGTCAACTCCCCGGATCATGCAGGCTCGCTGCAACCAGGTCATCTTCTGCTCGGTGAACAAAGCCAAGCAGTCAGCGTGGTGGTCAATCATCTTGTCGATCTGTGACAAGAAGTTTGCCGTCTCTTCTGCTGCCTTTAGCTTTATGTCCTGCTCTTCTGTCAGCTGCTCTTCTATGTTTTGTTCCTGATTCAAAACGGTACGTCCCCTCCTCGGTCGTAATGTTGCTCGCCGTATTGCGAGCGCTTATTGTTGTTACTTTGGCTTCGACTGCCACCAGCAAACTCCATGCGATCCACCTGCACCTCGGTCTTGTATCGCTCCTGTCCTTCCTTGTCGGTGTACTGGCGCGTCTTGGTGCGTCCTTCGATGTACACCTGCTCGCCTTTCGACAAGTGCTTTCCGGCGATCTCTGCCTGATTGCCCCAGACCACACAGTCGAACCATTCGGTGACGCTAGTCCATTCGCCGTCCACCTTCTCTCTGGTGGATGCTCCGATCCTCAGCGTGGCAACTGCAGTGCCACTGTTGGTATGGCGCACCTCGGGATCTCGTCCCAAGTTGCCCAGAATTTGTTGCCTATTAAGACCCATTGCACCCTCTCTTTCCGCTTTATGCGGTTGTTTTAATCATCGCTGTTCATTGCGATGCGTGTTTTCTGCTCTGCCCACAGCTGACGCAGGCTTGCCTTCTGCGCTGCTGATAAACTTCCGTCCTTGCCGATCGACTCTGCAATGACGATCAGGTCAGCTTCGGTGTCAGCGTCCAGTATGTCGTCCCTGTACGTTGGCTCCATGCCTGTAGCCTTTGCGGCTTTCGGTGTTTCGACTACTGCTCGCTCCTTCTCTGCGTAATGCCGAGAAACCTCCTGGACGTAGCGATTGTCGTCGTACTGACCCATAAACACATCGGCGCCCAGCCCAAGGTAGCTGCACCCCTTCGAGAATGCGTTGGTGGTAGCCTTCTTGTGTGCCTCCTCGTCTAGCAATGGTCCTCGCTTGCGCTTCAGGACCAGAGGAGCTGAGCCGGTCTGCTCTGGCACGTAGCGCCGCTCGTTCGCAGACGAGTCCCACCACCAGATCTTAACCATAGCGATTGCCAGCATCTCGATTTGACCATCAGGCATAGGTACGGACACTTCTCGTGTGCTCTGATCCCAGCCCCAGCCACTACCAGCAGGTCCGAAGGTTTCGGTCATGCGCTTTACGAGCCACATCGCATCGATAGTCGTGCCCTTGAAGCCGCTCCTCGTGCTAAAGCCTCGAGTGTGCTTGGGATCGGTCTTGCAGAGGCTGTCCCATAATTCCATGTGGCTTTGTGGACTGACATACATCATCACTTCTTCCTCCGGTGCCATGGTGGCACGTCATCGATTGTAAACCGTACAACAGGGTCGCACTGTGGCCAATTGTGTGGACCAGGGTTGACCAACTCCTGTGCTCTCTTCGGCGCATACTCGATCAGCAAGTCCTTATAGAGTTCACGTCCGTACTGCATCGCTTCGGTGTCAAAACTCACCACTGTCACCTGATAGGGTGCAACGCTTTGCACTGCGACGATCTTAGCCTGCGCTGCGCCGATCATGTCAGCGTAAAACGCAAGCTGCCCCAAGTATCCGAAGTCCATAATCGAACGTACGAACTTAGCCTTACTCGGGTTCTTGGTGGTTTTAAGATCAACAACGACGAGCGATCCATCATCGTCCCAGTACTGCCGATCCACCTTGGCGCGCACTGGCACGTCCTGTCCGTCGACCTTAAACACCTCCTGTACTACCTGTTCGTTTGCACCATCGGTCATCCAAAGCAGGCGCTTTGCTTCCTCCTGTGCCATGAGCGCTGCCTTCATTTCTCCAGCACGGCGCAAATCGTCAGGAGTAATCACCATCTTGTCCGGGTTGGTTTCGACCAGTGCTTTGTATGCTTTGGTGCGCTTGCTCATTCCCTCGGGTGCCACGACGAACTCGCTGTTCATGCTGTCAGGCTCGAGCACCATGGTGTGGACCAGGGTTCCGAAGCGCATAGCATCATTTGGCTGTGGTCGCTCAACGAACGTGTCGTGGTAGGCTTGGGACCAGGAACCACCGAGGCCAGCGTGAGCCTTCACTAGGAAGGACCAGTTAACACCATCGGTAAACGGGTTAAGACTATGGTAGCTATCCATTGCTTACCTCCTTCTTCACAAACACACCGACCTCGTAACAAAGGTTAACACCTGCAGCCTCCAGTCGAACCGAAGCCCTACGCAGTTTCTCTGCTTCTGCAGGGGTAGAGGCATCGTCAGCCTCCATCGTGTCATCAAACGCATCCTCGACAGCCTCGAGGGACTTCCTCGCTGTTTCAATAAAGCGCTGCAGCCTGCTCCACGCTGCTGGGTCTACAATACTCATGGTGTCTCCATTTCTATTTTGGTTGGGTCAAAGTCATCGACCATGCGTCGCAACTTAAAGAAGCCACGCAGGCTAGGTTCGTTGTGCATCATCAAGCGCGAGTAGTATGACGTGAATAGGTTGTTCAGCTTGAGCGGCTCGTCCTCGCTACTGAAGCGTGCATGCTGCCACCGAAGGACCTCGAACAATCCCTTCATGCCAAAGCCCTTCCTGCCTCGTCGGCGCAGGTCGTAGGCCAGCGTCAGCAAGGCACGGTACACAGCCGGGTTGCGCCGATGGTACTCGGCAAACATCTCGGTCGTGCTGTTTGTCTCAGGGTAATCTGGGGCAACAGTCGGAATCGGTGAATCCTCGAGCGGGGTGCTCGTGCCATCGCTCCACTGAAAGATCGGCAGGTCGTCGCACTTCATGACTGCTCGTCCTCCTGCTTTAAGTTCTTCTTTGCAGGCTTTGGCTTGCTTAACCCAGTAGCAAAGCCTTTGAACTTGGTGCGCTTGAAGAAGTCGATCTTCTCCAGTTCATCTTGCATGCTCATTGCGCCACCTCCTCAAGTGGTGATCCCAGCAGGCGCATTGCCTCCGGGAAGTTCTGACGCTCGTCCTCGATCTTGCGACACCAGATCATCAGCTTGCTGTTCTTTACCGCTGTCATCGCAGCCTGGAAGAAATCCTGACCATCGATAAACTCAGGATGATTAGCCCACTCCTCCTCGTCCTCGGACCAAGCATCGGCAGTCATATCCTGCTGGATCTCTGCCTCGCTCCAACCCTCAGCTTTGAGTGCGTTGTACAGGTGCAGGTCGCTTTCGATCAGCGCATTCTCGGACGATCCGTAAAAGCGCTTGGTGCAGAGTTCGTACCCGCAAGACTTCAGCTTGTCTCGCATCTCATCCAGGGGCATGCCACCTTTGGCTGCCTTCAACATTGCATCCCAGAGCATTAGAAGTCCTCCTCGGTCAGCGGTAGTTCGTCGCCAAGCCTATAGCTAGGCTGCTCGAACATCCTGTGCGCCAACTGCGCTGCCAACTGGCGCGCTCGACGGTCGACCTCGCCACTCTTGATCAGAGCCTGCAAGACCTCGAACTTGTCATCGCTCATCGGCCTCTGCTTCTCGCCGTCTGGGCAGACAAAGCACAGCGTACGAACTGGTTTGTAGTCTTCGGGAACCAGGCGAGGAGCGCCTACCTGTGTTCCGCACTTGGCGCAGAATGGTGCGTACATGTAATCGTTGTTGCTCATCGCATCGCCTCCGTAACAGCAGCTGCAATGCGCTGCACATTCTCATCCCATGTAGGCTCTCCGTCGTCCTGCATGTAATGCAGCACAGCTTCGATGTATTCTAGGTCCTCGCTGGTCAACTCAACGTTGATGCGTCGAGGTGCTCCAAGCTGCGACTGATAGATGCCGCTGATCTTTAGTGTCTTGTCTTCTAGTCTTGGCATGGTTGGTGTCCTCTCCCGCCCTTAATGGGGGGCTTATGCGTCAAAGGTCAACCCCTTTTACGCAGGTTTGTGCAATTTTCTTTAGTGTCTCGACCGAGATCGTATCCACGCGTGCATGCGAGATTCCGTAAACCTCGCCGATGGCTCTCAGGCTGCTGTTGTTCACTCGGTCGTATGTCATCATCACATCCTGGCGGATGACCTCCTCGGTCGGGATCATGCGCCGAATACGGATGCCATCGTCCTCGCTGCGCGGTCGTGGCGGAATCGTAATACGACCACCTTCTGGCATGTGCTCTTGGATCTGCAGAATCAGTTCGGTAGGCAGCATGTCGCCCACCGACCTAGGCTTTCCCTCGAGTTCAGCCACCAGTCTTCGAACTGCTTCGTCCGGGTCGATATCAACAGCTGCGATGGCATCGTCGCCACCCCATGCAATCTGGATTCCTGGTATCCAACCCGTCATGGCAGAAACCATGCGATCGTTGGTGCTCCTCGTCGCTGCACTCCTGATGCACTTCTTGATGTATGCGCGCTCCATGCGGAATTCCACAGCCAATCGAGCAACGATCAGATGGTGCCACCTTGGTGTGTCATCTGGGGTAATACCTGCTTGCCCTTGCTCGGTCTCCCCGATCAATTGAATGTACCGTCGCAAGATCTGCTTGTCTCTTGCTTGCTTCTTCTTGCCGTATTTCTTTTTGGTTCCTGGCTTCATCGCGTTAAACTCCAGATGATGGCAGCGTAGATAAAACCAGAGCCAAATCCTGCTGCGAAACAATACATGGCGCGCATGTGTAAATCGTTACGGGTCCATCGCCGCCATGGCGCTGGTCGTGCTTGGCTATTCGTCCTCATCATAAATCTCCCCCATTGTTTTCATCAGATCGGCGCAGGACTGCAGGACAGCCAGCACCATAAAAGAAAGAGCCTGCTTATTGCGCTCCTCTTGCAGTTCAAAGGCGAGCACCATTGTTGAGTGCTCGAGGCTTGCGACGCTATCGCTCAACGTCTTGATCTGCTTGTCGTTTGCTGGTTTGAATTTGGGTTTCATCGCTCGGTCCTCCTGAGTTCGTCGTGGTATTCGTCTGGAACCAGTATCGATTCAGGGTTCCAGCGGGAATCTCCGTCGCAGTCCTCAAAGGTGCGAGGCAGCTCCCCGGTATCGGAATCAACGTATGCGTAGTGACGCTCCTTCACCCCATGATCATCAACCCAGACCGTGAAGCACAGCATGACCTCGCCGTCCTCGGCGAGCCACTTAGGCGGCAAGCTGTCACTGAAGTCTAGATTTCCATTAGGCTCTCGGAGCCACCATTCGTAATACTGAATCATGTTTCCTCTCTTGGCGCATTGAGCGCGTGGTTGGTGTCTGATGGCACTATACGCTCCTCGGTCCTCGTCTGTCAAGCCCTAGCCGCATGGGTTACGGTCCTCGGTCCTCGGTCCTCGCTTGTGAATACTCGCTACTCGCTACTCGCTACTCGGTCGTTTGCTCCTCGCTACTCGGTCGATTCATTACAAACGGAGATCTTTTTGGAAAAAAAGCTTTCAATCCGTTTGCTTCGGATTTTTTCGGATTTGTCGCCTAAGTCATTGAATTTGCATGGACGGCAACAGAGGGCAGAGGAGGGCAGGGGAGGGCAGAGGGCAGGGGAGGGCAGAGGGCAGCAGAGGGCAGAGGGCAGCAGAGGGCAGAGGGCACAGCCTAGGGCACAGCACAGCCTAGGGCAGAGGGCACAGCCCAGGGCACAGCACAGCCTAGGGCACAGCCTAGGGCAAAAACGAAAAGAGCCGCTCGGGGCGGCTCAATCCGTCAGAATGTGTCCGGGTTAATTGTGGAGCGGGTAGCCTGTCACCGGGTTGGACTTGTCCCAACACGAGCGGCAAGGTCCGCATTCCCCGTTGTAGAGTTCATAGGCTGGGCACATAGAGCCGCCGCTGTCCTTCACAAGTGCATCGCCTTCGGCGCTTGTCACAACGACCGATTGCGGTAGGGTCTCCCGCTTTGCGATTGCGTCGTTTTTGGCGGCGGAGATCCGGACACAAAGGTTCTCAGGGAACTCACCGTATTGCTTCATAAACGCTCGAACGTCTTTCCGTTCCTGGGTCGGTAACCAATGCGAGATTTCTGGAGTAGCCTTCGCCACGAGCGCAATTAGGACAAGGTGCCCGAGGCTTTGGATGTCGCCCGAATCATGCCAGCGAAAGTATGCTTTCTTCCCAAGGTACTTTCCCGCCTCGGTTTCGGTCATTTTCGAGGCTTTGCGCTTTGCGCGGTCCCACCTGCCATTGAGAACCGAGGCGAAATTAGCAACCCACCTTCGCGCAAGGTCACCTGACCGATCGCTTAAAGCCTCGTTGAGTATTGCCAGCCGCCTATCCATTGCATTCTGTACATTGGCGAAACGATAGCGCCCTTTCAAAGCGTAACAGCCGAAACAAGGGGTGCCTTCGATGGCTGCTAGGGTCTTACCGACTCTGCAGGCTTGCGCCGGAATATTAAAGGCTAGGTCCGGCATTTTTTCCGGGTCGGATAGGTCACCTAGCGCGGCGCGCTGTACCTTAAGGCTAGGACCCGAAGCATAATCAGCCCAATTTTCGGGTAAGTTTAGCGCTGTTGTCATTTTGTCCCCCTTAGTTCGAAAGCCCAACCCGGATTTGCGGCGGTCATGGCTGGCAAGTCTTCTTTTATTTTCGCTGCAGTTTTTGCAGAAAATAAGGTTGCATGAATGCGGTTTATCTCAAGCTCGCCCGTTGTATAATTCATAGGATAAAAGCGCTTTGCGCCGGGCTGCTTTGCATAAAGTAAAAACATTTTTTTCTCCCTACCAATCCGAAAAGAAAGCCCCGAGCAAATCATCATGCTCAGGCAGAATTTCAGTTACGTACTCAAGCGGAGTCAATCCGTCGTTGTAGGCGTCTCGACTAGGACCATCGGCAAGGTCATCGAGACCGACTCCGAATTTGCGCTCACAAATTGCGTTTGCTTTCGCCGTCCAGTTTTCAAAGGTAATTCCCATTTTCTATGCTCCTACCGTTGCTCCATTGCAACGGGGCACAGTGCCCCCGTGAAGGCACTGTAACCCGTCGCCATAGGCTAGGGTCGAACGTCCAGCAGTAACAGCCTATCCTTGTCGGAATAGGGACGACCCAAGGTCAAAGTAGAAGATGAGATAAACCGCTTATCGTCACCGAAGTCTGATTCAATATCAGCGTACCGGGTGACAATACCACCGCTTGTCTGTTCTCCGAAGTCCGAAGCATTCAAGGCGTCGATTGCGTCTCGGATATCAGCGGCTGTTGCGTTGTCGGGCATGCGGAGCAATAGCATTTCCGGCGCGCTGTATCCCTCAACATGAAATTCCGATTCAACGACGGAACGCGCTTCATGCGATCCGTCGAAAGACTCCATATGTTGCCATAGGTGAAAGCCGCTATTCGGTCGCTCCGGAGTGAATCCGACAAGGTTAAGCGCGAGCAAGTGGTATTTGAAGTCATGGAATGCGCGCTTAGCGTAGGACTTAATCTCGGAGATATCGCGAGTATAAATAGTCATCGGATTATCTCCACATCGCAGGCAAAGCGGCTATCAATAATAGCTTCAATGCGGAGCGCAACAGCCTGCCAACTCGCAGCGGAGTCCTTGAAGGCTTTGAACAGTCCTTCGCTGTTCGCTTTAGCGGCGGCTCTTTCGCAATCTAAGGACATAGTCCGAAGCGCTTCTACAGCGGACTCAAGGTCAGAGTCGGTGACCATGTAAACTTTTGAGTGGTAGATATTAGGATGTGGCATGATGTCCCCTTTCAAGGGTTGGTTGGTGTCTAAAGGGACCTTGTCTTAATCAATAGACAGAGTCAACCCCATACCGCAACATTGACAGAGGGTAATGGGGCGCCGGGTCAAAGCACTGGCACGACAAGCGCAATTGAGACCACGACGACAAGGTGAATGGGCGCCTTTCGAAACGTGAAGACTTGAGACCCGGTTCGAGGGGTGTTTGACTCACTGCTGCAGGGGTTTCCCCGCCCCCGTTCCCCCGATTTGCACCCTAAGCCATTGATTTTACACATGCGATCGGGCAGGTCCGATTCGGGTTGCCCACCCCCCTGTAAGCGCATGGCCCCTCCGGGGGTAGTACCCCTCGCGATTTCACGCAATCCACAGGTTTCGGAGTTGCCCCTTGGCTGATCGGGATTGTCAGGCCCTAGGGTTTTCTTGTTCGATTAATGATCATTATACTTGTATGAAAAGACAACAGGCTTTGCTCTCCTTATGGGGAACGGTCGATTATCGCCTGTTGGGTTAGCCTCTTACTATGGCTCTTTTCTGCCTTTGGGACTATGGTTGTACCATACCATGCGTTTTTCTATTTTTGCAAGTTTAGGTTTCAGTACTCTATTTGCAATTATCATTGAATAGTTTTGAGGTAAGGTTTTGTTCTGTCCTACCTGTAAGATTGGCGTGATGCGTAGCTTAGGAAGGAAGAAGTCTTCTGATATTCATGGTTTACTAAGAAAGCCCCTTGGAGCCTATGATGAAGCGAGGATTGTAGAATGCGAGATCTGCGGAGTACGAGCCTTATCCGTGACGCGCTTGGAGCGCCTAGTAAGAGGACCGACAAAGTCTTTTGTGAAACCTCGGAAGCAGTAGAGCCTTGCATGCATCATGGGCGAGAATACTTTCTCTATTGGAACGATGGTCCTTGTATGCACCCTTCTTGTGTGGGCGATCGCATTAAATTCTGGGAAGCCACTCTACCTGAGCATGGTCGAGAGTTTCGTTTTGCTCTCAAGCACCTGGATGACTTTATTTCCTTTACCCTAGCCAATGGTAACGACTGGATGCTGGGGCGATGGGACGATCCTGCCGCTTGGGCGAGATCGACGGAGCGCTACAGAAACGAGCGCAGAAAAGACTACGTCTACAAGCAGTTGCACCTCGAGCTAAAGGAAGTGGCGCACGAGCATAGACTGGCAAGTTCGGGCATGGGCAACTGGGGTGGCTACACCATGGATGCCTACGAGCGCAGGTTCGTTGAACAGTGTACAGGGTACTTAATCGAGGAGCATGGAGCAGCCGTTGCAGCGTGCATCCTAGAGATGATTGACTTGTCAGATGTAGCCAAGTTGGACCATGAAGGCGACCTTGGTGTTGCTCGAGACGCAGTAGAGTATGCTAAAGAAGAAATGCGAAGATGGTTAAGGAGGACAAATGTCGGACCAAAGAAAGCCAAACCTGCACGGTATTCTGCAATCAATTAGAGGACGGCAGGTCGAGAACCTGACCCTCGAAGATATCCGCCGCATGAAGCTAGAGATCATCGATAGGTCTATGGAGGACAGCTCCAACGCAAAGGCCCTTGAGGTTGCACTGAAGGCTATTCAGTCGCTCGAGACCATGCTTGATCGCAACGATGCCTCCGAAGTCGACGACTCCCTCGCTGCAAAGCTGCCTGAAAAGGTGCTGAAGCTGGTGAACAACGGTGAGTAGAGGCCGCAAGCGCCAGGTTAAAAACTCGCTGTCGCCGATCCAGACTGCGTTCATTAACCACTGTCGGGAAGATTTTCGGTTTTTCTGCCTAGAGGTGCTGAAGATTGTCGACAAGAAAGCGCGCCTGGTGCCGTTCGAGTGGAATGAGCCCCAGGAGATTATTTGGCGCGACATCCAGAACGGGCGCAATAGACTTGGTGTTCTTAAGGCTCGCCAAGAAGGAGTGACTACATTCGTTGCTGCATACTTCTTCTGGAAGGTGCTGCTTAACGAGAATGAACGCGCCATCGTGCTGGCCCACGAGAATGATGCCGCTGCAAGAATCTTTACGATTTATAAGAATTATTACGAGTGCCTGCCGGATTGGATGAAGAACTACTTCCCAACCAAGCACTCTACCAAGACCGAGTTGGTGTTTCGTAAGCACACCGGCAACATCCGCATCGCAACGGCGAACACCCCCGACAAGCTGCGAGGAACAACGCTCCATTACCTGCACTGCTCAGAGATGGCATTCTGGGATAAGCCTCACCTGGTCTTTACCACCATCATGCAGTCGCTCACCGATCGTGGTGCCGCCTTCGTTGAGACGACAGCCAACTCTTTTAACCAGTTCTACGACTGGTGGATGACCAACCGTGGTTACCATAAGGTGTTTCTGCCGTGGTTTGCGCTCGAATCCTACCGGATCGACAAGGATAAGACCGGGTATTTGGACCATGAAGGGGTGCCATTAAGGCTAGATGACCAGGTTCAGGCCATTGTAGAGCGTGAATTAGACGATTTTGAGCAGAAATATGCCGCTGAGCACAAGCTGGATAACGGCCAAATTAGGTGGTTAAAGTGGGCATTATCGCAGAAATGTGACGATGAATGGGACCGATTTAGCCAGGAATACCCCGCTACACCGCAAGATGCCTTCCTGCACTCAGGTGATATGTTCTTCGACGGAGAATGGATTCCTGAAGAACTCAACAAGGTCGTCGATTATATTGAGGAACCGCTGCCTGGTAATGTTTATGTCATGGGCGTCGACACTGCAGCAGGCTCAAGCGAAGGTGACTTTAGCGCTGCATGCGTAATCAACGCAACAGACACAGACAACATGCGTATTGCTGCTTGGATCTATGAGCGATTGCCGATCCATGAGTTCGCAACAAAGGTAATAGAACTCGGAAAGAAATACGGACAAGCGCTCGCAGTTGTCGAGGTTAACAACGTGGGTGCTGCACTGCAGGAAGAGCTGAGCATTGAGCAGTACCCTCACCTTTACCGTCGGTTTGTCTACGATAAGATGGCAGAGCGCTACATTGAGAAACTCGGATTCTATACCAGCTCGAGCAATCGATCGATCCTAACAACGCGCCTGCGTAAGATGGTCGCCAAGGAGCGATTAACAAAACTTCCCCAGGTGCTAATCAACGAAATTAGTACATTTACTTACAATGACAAAGGCGAAGGACAGCACTCGCCAGGCTGTCATGACGACATGATATTCGCTACCTGCCTGGCGCTCGAAGGACTCGAGCAATTGATTCCTGTACGTGAGAAAGTAATCACCGACTTCGTACCGAAGACGCACGCAGATTATATTAAGTTTGAGATGTCGACTGGGTTAGATGCACGCACTAAAAAACCCCTGACTGATCACTGGCAGAGGAATAATCATGACCATCTTTTAGGCGATGGGCTTGACTTCTGACCAAACAAAAGAATAATCGCGAGGACTCTATGGGTGGCTCACCGACCCTGGACCGGTGTGTAAACTTCGCAACCCAGGAGCGTTATCATGGGATTTCCTAAGCTGGCTGAAATCAAAGCAAATATGGACGTACCTGCAGCCTCGTCCCCTGCTGCTACGACTGAAGCCCCGGTCTCCAGCACACCTGCTGCAGAACCAACTTCTAATGCTGAAGCCCCACAGGCCGAAGCGCCACAAACGGAGAGCCCGGCGGCCACCGAGGCTACTCCAACAACCGAGCAGTCGATCCCATACGATCGGTTCAAGGAAGTTAATGAGGCGCGAAAAGAGGCATCAGCACAGAACGAGGCACTGCAACAGCGGCTTGCTGAGTTAGAGGCGCGCATCAACGCACAACCGGAGCAAACAGCGCAGGAAGAAAAGGCACCTGATCCTAATCCGTTGATGGAGAAGATCGAGGCTTACGTTGCAGATAACGAGCATGACGAGTCGGCGCAGCTGATCAAAGATCTGGCAAACCAACTCCAAGCTGCTCAGCAAACTGCAAACCAAGCTGCGAGTTCTGCACACAACCAAGAGGTTCAGCGCCTGGTTCGAGAGTTTCAGGGTAGGATCGACACTGCACTTAATGAAGTGAAAGTGAGTGATGCCGATGCTGCTCGAGTCTTTATGCTCACTCGGCTTGACCAAGACGCCAAGGCAGACATGAAATCTGCGGCGGCGGAATACGCCAAGCTAGAGCGAGACTATGAAGACAAGATTCTCGCACGCTTGGGCATGCAAAGACCCGGTCAAAAGACCGAGCCTGAAGCAGACCCAACAGAGGTGCTTCCCGATCGGCCGGTTGGCGGTGGGTCGACGGCGAAGCCTGTAACATCCCAAATCAAGCCACCTGAAGCGGGAACAACATTACGTGACCTACGCAAACAACTTGGAAGAGGACGTAGGCGCTAAGGAAAAATAAAATGGCTGCATCTACTACTACAATTTCACAGCTGCTTAAGAATCAGTACGAAGGTCCGATTCGCGAACAGCTTAACCGTGAGGCGTTGATTTATCAGCTCTTCGAAGAAGGTCCGCACGAGTGGGCAGGTAGCAACGTTCATATTCCGTTGCACACTGCTGGTATTAGCGAGACCACAAATATCGTTTACGGATCGACCGAAGCACAGGTTGTCCCAGAGGCTGGCTCTCAAGATTACCTCGAGTTGGTGGTCGGGGCGAAGGCTCTTTACGCATCGTTTGCTGTGACCGGCAAAGCTGAGGCTTCTGCTCCAGGCAATGCTGGTGGCTCTGAGGCTGCGTTTATCGGCGCTATGTACAGCGAAATGAAGGAAATGGAGCGTGACGTGCGCTTCAAGATGGAACGTGACATGTTCACGGGTCGTCGCGTTTGGGGCTTCCTGATCGATGCTGCTGCAGGCACCGCAGGTGGTGGCGGTGGCGTTGCGCATACTGAGCGCAAGGTTTCCGGTGCAAACGTGTTGGCAGAGCGCCTCGCTGAGCACGCTGCGCTTGGCACAGTGTTTTATGTCAAGATTTCTCACTGCGCACGCGACACTGCTGTCAACTGGTACTACCTGCGCGACGCTACTGGTGGTGCGCCCAACGCAGCGGGAACGGTCTTTAAGGTTCTCGCCGTAGACACGGCTAAGGGGACTGCGACGATCGAGTCGACCGCTAACGCTGGTGAGGGTCCTGACAGTGCTGACGCTGGGGCTTTGGGTGACAACGGAACGAGCGCTTTGGTTATCGAAGAGTGCAACAACGCTGGTGCTCGCTTGCCTGGCGACGAAGTCCATGGGCTCAACAGCCTGGCTTTCGAGCAGAGTTCCGATGGTGCGTTTAGCAATGCGCGTGACGCAGTAAACAACACCATGCTGCGTGGGTTTGGCTACAGCATGCCCCGTGCATCTGCTGCTGCTGCTGCCGGTCAGTACAGTTCGGGTACGAGCCTGGACCTCGAGTCCATGCAGTTAATCCGTGACGGTATTGAGGATGCAAGTGCTGAAGACATTGATTGTGTCATTATGCACCGCTTTACTCGTGCTGAGTACCGCAAGCTGTTCCAAGAGCAGATTCGGTTCTTGCCTGGTGAGACGAATGCTCAGGGTGGCCATGGTTACGATCTGGCTTTCGACGATGGAATTCCTCTCAAGGTTTCCAAGCGTTGCCCCTTCGGTGTGATGTACTTCATTAAGAAGGACACGATTAACACCTACACGTTGCGTCCTGGTGGGTTCCAGGTGTTCACCGACAACGGTGACATCATCACGCAGAGCCGGTCTACTGCAGGCGCCACTCAGGGCCGCTTGCTGGATCAGCGTGAGGGCTTCTGGAAGCAGTACTACGAACTGGTTTGTGAGAAGCCACGTTCGATTGGTGCTCTCGTGGGCATCAAGTACAAGAAGGCTTGATGATTGAGTTCCCTCGGGGGTAGCCTCGCACACTACCTCCGGGGGGATTATCAATGTCAATATTTCTTGAGGCTTGTGTTTCTATTGCATGTCTCGCCTACGCAGCGACGCAAGGGTGGAATATCTATCTGAGCGTCCTGCGTGTGCGGGAGATGCGACAACACCAAGAAGCTGCAAGCCAACTGCCGACATACATGACAGGTGAGGACGGTCTAGGGTGAGTGATTACAATTATAAGAAGATCGACCCAGGCCGTATCAACGAGTTTGTTCGGCATTGTGATAACTATATTGTAGGCGAACTTTACAGCTGGGATACCGCCAGAAGGTTCGTTGAAGGTATGCAGTACGGTACAAGATACCGTGATGGCTCATGGCGCGTTGAAAGCACCAAGCCAGGCATGACAAGGCTAACCATTAACTTGTTGTTGCCGATTTATCAGCGTTTACTTGCAACACTAGAAATGACAACACCGCATGTGTCTGCGCGCCCGGCATCGCCAACCAAAGTGGATCTTGTTAAGGCGAAAGCTGACGCAGCAGTCGTCCAGTATTTATGGGATCGCAACAAAGTCACTAGGGTCTACCATGAGGCGGTAAAGTGGCTGCTTGTTTGCGGTAACGTTGGAATCCACACTTACTTCTGCAAGCAAGAGAAGAAGGTAAAGCATTCAGTTGTTTCGCCTTATGACCTTATTATCCAGCCGGGAAACTCGCGCATGGAAGACGCTGAGTATATTATGCGTCGGTCGCAGCATACAAAACAGGCCATCAAGCGCATGTATCCCAAATCCGATCCTGACAAATACAAAGCGGTAGAGTTCAATAACATCTATCGGGTGCCGAACTGGACTTATACGGCGCAAAGTTACGAGAATCTCGATATGTACGAGATCATCGAGTACTGGGACCGGACAGGTAACCACAAGATTATCTCAGGTGACGAAGAGTTATTCTCTAATAAGATTGGTGACGGAGAATGGGACCCGAATGGACCATGGCCTATTGTGCATTTATCCTACCACAATCTACCCGGAAGACTGCACGGGAAGAGCGCCATCGAGCCGTTGATGCAGATACAGCGAGAGTACAATGCTCAGCGGTCAGCGATTGTTGCGAACACGAAACTGATGGGAAATCTGCAGTGGCTTGTTCCGATTAACTCGGGCGTTGAAGCGATTAACAACGAGCCTGGTGGAATGATCCGTTATAATCCAGCAGCGCCGCCACCCTCTACGGTTGGCATTAATCCTTTGCCTGGGTTTGTTATGGATAACGTCGTTCGTTGCCATAGCGAGATTATGGACTTGGCAAGCGTTCACTCTACCTCGATGGGCAAGCGGACAACCGGCATCGAGTCTGGTGCTGCCATTAACGCCTTGGTGCAGCAGGACAGTGGTCAGCTGACTGATGTCATGAACAACATTGTCGACAGCGCAGTGGATATCGCTCAGCAGATGCTGCGGCTTGTGAAGCAGTACTACCCCAAAGGCATGATGGTGCGCATGTTCGGCATCGACGGCGGCATGTTCTACAAGCAGGTAAAGAAGACAGATCTTACAGACGAACCGGATATCTTTATCGAAGCAGGCACCCTGTTTGCGAGCAGCGTAATGGATCGTCAACGGCGGGCTATGCAGATGTTCCAGATGCAACTGTTAACGCCAGAAGAGGCGCGACGGGCAATCAGGTTCTTCGGCATGGATGAGCAGATTGCTCAGACGGTGCGCTTCTACAACCATGCACTCGACGTGCTCGAGGCTGTGTTGTCTGGGGCTGAAGTCGAAATCCTGCCGACCGATCCGCTGAAGGAAATGATGGAAGTCTTCGCAGAGTATGTTGCGTCCGATGAATTCCAAGAGGTTGACGAAGAAACACAGGACCAGGTTCTTGCCGTTTATAGAGCTGTTCTGGCGCAGGGTAACCCACAGGTGGAGCAACAGCTTGCGCAGCCTATTTACCCACGACAGCAGCAACCTGACGGAATGCTACCGGAGGGACCGGCAATTCCTAATGTGCCGGGTGAGCCAATGGCGCAAGGCACATCAGTAGGAGGGACGGCAGAGGGAGCAGCAACACGTACTGAAAACCAGCAAACCGCTGCGATCTATGAGAACTACATGCCACGCAGTAACATGGGGATGGGGTCGTGATTGTCAACGATGCAAAGAGTTTGTTCAGGGATTACGTTGACGATCCAGACGGTACGTTCCTGACAGATGCGCAAGTAATCCAGTATTTAGACTTTGGCATTCAGGACTGGTTTTCACTGATTCGAGTCCTAGGGCCATCGACAGTTATGAAGAGTGTTATACTCTCAGCTGCCAGCAATACGGCATACAGTGACCAGCCTGCTAGTTCTAAGCCATTTCGTTACAGCCTGGATCTTAACGATAAAGATATTCTGTACCCAAGCAAGGCAGCCAACACTCCTTTGATGGGGTCTTATTTAGATGGTGGCACGTTAAAGACCGGCCCAATCGACCAGATTCTTAACCTCAGTTATATTGTTAGTGGTACGAATGAGCGCCAGGACCGATGCATACCGCTGCCTAGCAATGCACAGATTCCGAACTCTTCAACAGTGCGCAATTATGCGCTGGATAAGTACGTGCTGCAGTTTGCAGGAACGCCTCCAGAGAACTTTGTAATCGACTATTTTCCTGTGCCGGCAACGGATTTTAGCGCTGGCACTGATAATATCGAAGGTGGTGATCTGGCGCAGTTTCACGAGTTGATTGTTCTGTATGCTACGCGTCGTTATGCAATCCGAGATGGCGTGATTTCGCAGCCAGTCGAGGGCATGATTCAGTTGCAAGAAAGCAGGATCGTCAGGTTTCTGCAGGACCAGCGTTTGGTGGATAGTGGCAACCAGGTCCGAGTGACCCAGCTGTTCTAGGAGCCAGTAATGGATAGAAAGAACGTAGGTGGCATTGGTGGCAGGCCAACTGTCTTCAAGCCTGCTGTTATTATTCCTACACCTAAAAAGGTGCAGAAAATAGACTATCGAAACCTGTCCAATATTATGGGCGCACTGCGTGCTTCCACTAGAAATCTAAGAGATCTCGAAAATTTTAGAACCGGCGAAGAGGTAGAGCAAACAGAGGCAGCTGTCGCTCCGGCACCCACGGTAGAATTCCGGCAGGAACTAGCAGACGCTGCTGTAGCCAACATGCTTGCAACACAAAGAGCGGCAATGCAGCAAGGCAAAGCCATGGGGCAGAACTTGCTGCAACAGAAACGCACTGGCCCAGGGGGCATGACTGAGCAAATGCGACAAGAGTTGCTTGTTAAACCTTTCGAGGACGGGGATGATTTTGAAGGGTTTCAAGATGCCCTTGTCGAAGTAGGCGAGTTGCAAACGAAGCGAGGCGAAGAAATAGATCACTTCAACATGCTGCTGCAGGAATTGGCTAAAGAAATAGAGAAACGCCATCGTAACAAAACGAGGAGCCAGTAATGGCTAGTCGCTACCCAGAAATCGACATTATGCCTAAAGCGGGCATTGCGTTGGGAGATCCAAGTGGGGTCGAGTGGGTGGCTAATCTATGGCGCATTAACCGTGAAACTGCGTTGCAAATACGTCCAGGCTTTGGGCAGGTAACACAGAACGACGCAACCACAATGCAGTCGACACCAGGAGGAAACCCTGTTGGCGGCTTCCAAGAGCACTTGGGCTCGTTTGCGTACACTAGCGACTACGGTCACCGCCAGGTTCTCTCAGTGTTTCGTACGGTTATGGATACAACGAGCCTGACGCAGATTATATTGCAAGCTGGTTACGATGCAGACTTGTATATTCATAACACCATAGGCGGTTTCGCTGACTGTGTTACGATGACCATTTACGATCTGACAACATCAACGATGTGGGAAGAGCCTCTCGTTGCAAAGACAAACCAGCGATGCTTGGAAAATGCGGACATACCAGGCTCATATGGTTTTTATGAAACAAGGCAAAAGTTTGATCAGCGTGGTTATACAAACGTGCCACAGGGTTCAGTTGTGACATTTGTGCAAGTCGGAGACAGCGTTGTTATTGCTGGTGGCACGCTGGGTACCTGGGTTTATCACGGCATCGATGTGTCGAAAGCAAAGCAACGAAAGATCTACGGGCCAAACGGTAACAACACAGGCACTGCAAGCGTATACACTGGGTACAATAACTCGACCGGCGAAAGCGAAGGAAGCGTGTGCATACCGATTGGTGGCACTCGTGGCATTAATGGCGATGACTCAGCGTACCTGACCAGAGCAGAGTTTCCCCGACCAGATGCTGTAGCCTATGTGGCAGGCAGGGTCGTTTATGGCGCTCGCAACATTATCTTCTTTAGTGATGTAAATCAGCCAGGGTCAATTCAGGCTAACAACTTCATTAGCATTCAGACTGACACAGACATTCAAGCGCTGGCTCAGTACAACGGTGTTCTTTATGGCTTTACAGAGCAGTCGACTCACTTGTTTCAGTTGCGCCCTAACGTCAACGTGGGAGAAACATCTGCGTCGCTTGTGTCGGCAATTCATGTGCCTTTGTCTGATCTTATCGGTGCGGTATCTCAGGCTGCAACAGTAGAAACACCATTCGGGGTTTGCTGGATAAGTCACAGGGGCGTGCATATTATTGGTGGCAATCAAGCTATCAGTGATTTGTCTGACCCTATCCATTCGTTTTGGGATGGCGGTATCGTCGATCCTGTAAGCAATTATTATGCGGCTTCTGGTGTTGGTGGGTCAAACGCACAGCCATCGATTGTCTATAAGCACCATGGTAAGCCAACTATTGCCTATGATAGATTGCATCAAACACTGGTCCTTTCGTACCCCGACTGTTTGTTGATTTATCAGTTTCGCACTCAGGGGTGGTCGATTTGGCCTGTAGGCACGGTGCAGGCATCTGGTGTTGTGCAACGCAATCAAACCATCGCACCCTTGCAGGTACTGGCAGATGATCAGAATGTATTTCTTGTAGGCGGTCTGACTGACAAGAACTTTGCAGGTGCAACACCTGCTGCGCAGCCTCCTTCGTTTCATCTGCTCGAGCTGGGCAGGGGTGGTGCGATGGATCGCAGTTGCAAGACCGAGGACCATCGTCTTTACGGCTGGGGCAAATACGCTGCAAAGCGTGCACCTGCGTCTTCCAGCAGCATAGATCATCATTATCGCTTCTATGTAAACGAGCCACGTCGAATCTTTCACGATCGCACGAATGCAAAGATTTGTTACGAGGTGCAGGTCGATTTCGAGACACTGCGAGACAGCACTGCAACTGTTTATTATCCTGCTGATACTGGCGCAGGAACCAAAGATGCTTTGGAGTTAGTGTTCCAGTTTCATGCTGACTGGGACCTAGAGGGCAGTGTCGGAATCTTTGCCGAAAGTGCTCCGTATAGTGATTTTGACTTTCTTGTGGGTCCAACTTCTGTGCAGATTTACCGCAGCTTTGGGGGCAGCACTGACCCTCGTCCAGTTGGAACGAGAATGCCTCTTTGCTTGTTACGCTTTTATGCTTCAGACGACATTGACGTGGTGCCCACCTTGTCGGTTAGCAAGGCTCGTATCCATCCGGTTGGTGGCGGCGGGACTTACAAGGATATCGTGGGGTATGTATGGGAGCCTATCCATCGATACGCTACAGCCAACAGCACCAACAATAATCGCCTAGCAACCAGTGTGCAGTGGGGCTATCGCTCAGGCCAAGTAGGCTTGGATCAAGGGGTGCAGATTAGATCTCGTGGTTTGTATGCTGATCTAATTACGCACGGATCGCCGAATGGCTCTTTGTACAATACCTTCCTGAGTAGCGACCACAAGTTGAGATCTGGCCAGTATCCAGATTACACATCGCCTACGGTTGCCAACAAGCGCGCAGCGGACATCGAAACAGTGCGGGAACGCATGGCTAATAGCGGCAAAAGGCTTTTCGCAAACGCCTCTGATGCAACTCCTAAGTATAGCGGCGGAGCATCGTCAGCATCAGAGCGTTATTTGATAGACAGCGAGGAGCTAAACACAATCGCCACAAGCCAGAGCGCCAGAGGCGAGCAGCTTGCTGCAATGATTTACGGGTTTGCCGATGACAAGGCAGACTTCATTAGTTTTGAGCGCCTTAAGATGACAGTTCTTGAAGTCGGCAATCGCAGGAGGAAAGGCAGATGAGTACTGCTAACTTGCAGATTGAACAGCGTGAAGCGCTAAACCAACTTGATATTAAGGACGCACTTGGTTCTGAGGTTGTGTTTCGAGAAGACAGCGTGCGCGAAACAAAGAACAGCAACAATAACTTCTTTGCGGGTGCAGGTAGTAGAACTGGATTTAGCCTAGAGAAGCCCCAGGGTGTTGTTGTTTTAGCGCCAGGATCGTCAGTCGAATCACAAGTTGTAGTGTCAGGATCATCCATCATAAGAGGTGGCACTTTTGTGTGCGACGGAAACACGCCAGCAATTAACGTAACAGCTACAGGCAAGTTAGTGCTTATTGGTGCAGCTATTGTTAAAAGCGAAAATCAGCAGACAGGGGCATCTGACAGCTACATAAGCGTAGAGTCTGGTGGTCACATTTCGGTAATAGGGTGTTATTTCTACAACGCACAGGGCAATGGATTTGTTATTAACAATGCTGGTGCGGCTGGAAACTGCACAGCAACAGGTTGCCTGGACGAAACAAGCCGTGCGCATAACAATGTGACTGTAGGTGTCGAGGTGGCAGTATGAGCACTCGCAAGATTACCAGAGAGCAGTTTAGCGATCGAAGCACGATTGACGGAGATCGCATACAGAATGCTGTAACCGATGTCATAGAGCGCACCAATAATGTACCCATTGATGACATTGCCAAGCCTAGGTCAGTACAATCAATGGTACTGAAGGCGCACATGATTACGAATATTGCCGCAGCAGCTGGAGCTATAGAAGGGTTTCCGTGGCTCTATGCGTCCAGTGACAACACGACACCAACGTGGCGGGCAAAAGGCATAGAACCAGGAAGAGCAGCGTCTGGAGACTTGCAGCCTGCGGCTGGGTACGGCGGCATCTGGACAAGCAGTACGGTGTTTGATCGACCTGTTATTATTGATAGCATTGCAGTGCATATCGATGGTTACTCAAATTGGTACCCAATCGCTATGTACAAATCGTCATCGCAACGCAGTTTGCTACAAGTCCTAATCGATACAGATAATCGCACAACTCCAGAGGATCGTCGTTATAACTCCAAAGAGTTTCATTTGCATGATTATGATTCAAACTACCATTTAGTGCCGCTGATGTCGCCTAAGACAGCGCCTACCGATGATATGCTTCCAGCACTGCCGGTTTCTATGACCGGAGGCGCTGCAGCAAGCGTTTGGGTTTTAGAAAGAACTGATTTGAATATACCGATTCATCAGTTTGCTCGTGTGCGATTTAGACTGGCGTTTGCAGAATCTGACAACGTTAGTGGTGCAGCTGAGTGGAACGGCAATGTGCCGCAAACTAAAATGCCTGGTCACCCGACCTTTGTCGTGACCTACAAGGAAACGATCCATGGCTAAGATAACTGACGATAAGAAGCTGCCATTGGGTGTAGAGTTAGAGGTCGCACACACACAGGGCAATCTGGCAAAGGTTGCTACAGCTTTATCTGGCAGCATCGATGTAGATCAGCGTCAGGATAAGCGTGCTCGCTTTAGCATGACGTTCAGTTTAAACAGGGCAACGGGCACTGATGCCGCTCCGTTGACTTGGCGGTTCTCGTTACCCCCATTGCAAGAGTATCTGCCGTCAATTACGGGCGGCTACCTTAGGGCGCAAGGAACACCATTCCATAATATCGACTTAGACATAAACACACCGACTGTGTTGCTTGAGGCAATATCTATCGGTTTTGATACAGCAAACACATCTAAGAAAATACAATATACGGGTGGCACTGCGGGGTATGCTTCTGCCAACAGTCACGACAACGCAGCCAACATCGAACTGTCCGTGTTAACGAAGAACAACAACCAGGCGCGCGACAATGACAAAGAGGTTGTTGCATCTTTAGCCATAGAAACGACTGAGCTGGCTAATCCTATTAATCGCGGCAACCCGAAGATGCTGCGCGACCTAAACATTAACATAAACCCTTATAGCATTTACCAGCTGCAATACACATCTGCTGATGTAGCAGGAGACAATGCGTTGGTTGTGCGGTTAGTGTTTAGCCATCCTATTGTAGAGCGTGACATGGCGCTAAGCTATGCAAGCAATGCTTATCCCCAGAACAGTCCTGGCGCAGCGTATGTCAATCGCAACAATGATAGCGTTACACTTGCAGCGCCTGCAGCAGGAGCGACGATCCGAGCAGCAGGAACGACGGGTTTGCAAACCCATATCGAAACACTCGATCAAAAGTTTCAAGACCAACTGCACGCTGGAAGATTTGATCGATACACGCACAACTCATCGCCTAGTAACTTTGCGCAACCCAAAGAACAGTTATCGCAAGATAGTTCTTACTTCTGCTGGAATGTAAATCTTCTAAAGACAGATGCTATTTGCACTGGGACAAACGCTACTTACTGGGAGCAAAACGACGCCCCCGGTGGTAGTCCTTCGGCTTTTTGGTTCTTTGACAGAGCAATTATTCCGATTACGTTTCCAGGCACCATACACCATGTTCTTGTCGACGTAGGTTTCGATCCTATTCGGCACGTCGACACGTCAACACCTGGTGCTACCGCACAGCAAAGGCAACTACAGGTTGGTGTTGGCCTCGGTACCGGTATTAAGACACAAACAAAGACCTACCAGCAGATTGCTTACAATGCTTTTAACTTAGGCGCAGTGGGCACCACTGGTCTGTTAAAGGGGCAAATGTACGCTGTACCGCTTGTTTTCGAGACAGGTGTTACGGGTAGAGGGTGGGCACCCCAGGGTCGTCCGGTGTACTTTGGTAGGCAAGTTCACTTTGACGGCACGCATGATCGGCAAAATGCAGCGTTTGCGGTAAACACAGGCACAGCAGAGGGCGCTCCGAAGACAGCTGGCCTTGAGCAGTTTATCGAGGTTCGCTTGTTCTACATGCTTATGAATTCAGGTTTGTCGGCTAATATTACAGCGGCAACAGGAAATGCTGCAGATGTGTTCTGGAATCAGGCGGGTGTTAATGTTTATATTATCGGCAAGATGGATCTAGCGAGGTAGTTATGGCTAACGAAAATAGAATGGCGGCAGGTTACGGGACAGGCGCACTGGTTGGCGGTACTCTCGGAGGAATTGCGGGATCGTTTATTCCTGGTGGTACGGCAGGCGGTATTGCGCTCGGCAGCCAGCTTGGTGGTGCTGCAGGTGCTTATCTAGGCCAAAAGACAGGACCAGGTCAGGGGCGTGTTGCTGGAAGCCTTGAAGGAACACGCAGGCAGCAAGAGCAGCTGGAAGGTGAACTCGAATCCGCACGCATGCAGGAGCAGGGCGCATTCGATCGCTCTGCGGAGTCGACGCTCGCTTTCCAAAAGCAGGCAGTAGATTTGATGCGGTCAGCTATGGGCGTTCCTGCTGCATCGATGCTGTCGACACTCGGCGCTGCGCAGTTGGGTGCTTCTGGTGCAGCAGCAGCGCAGGCTAGAGAGTCAGCTCGATTGGCAGGCAGGCAGACCACCAACCTTGGATTGCAAGTGGAAGAAGCGTTGGCGCGACTTGGTCTACAAAAAGCAGGAAAGCAAATGGAGTACGTCAGGGAGGACATTACCGCTGCGACATCGGCTGCAGACAAAGCTGCTGCAGATGCAGCGGCTCTTTCCGGTCAGTATGGGTTTGGCAGCGATGCTGTTGCAGCACTTCGCCAGAAGCGTGATTTATATGAACCAGGATCGCCTGAATACGAGGCTTACAATAACGAAGCCAATCGTCAGGCTATGAAGTTCTTATCAAGTTAGGATACAAAGATGGCAATCGTAAGATACGGCGGTGTTCCGACAAGATACTCTCCAAGCCTGGCGCGCCAAATGGACGCTAAGCTGGCTAATACTATGCTTTATGATGTGCCTATGGGCATGGCTAAGACAGCGTTGCAACTACCTATCGGTGAGGATGGCGCATCATTTGGTGATGCTTTAAAGGGTAAAAAGAGAAAAGGCACAGCTGCACAGGGTGCAATCGGTCAGTTGCTGGGAGACATTCCTAAAACAAAGCTATTGGCTGCGTATTTCCAGGCAAGCGATGATGAAAAGGCATTGATGCAACAGCTGTATCCGTTGATGCAACAGTTCTGAAAGCGAGAAGACTATGGCAACTCCTGAAGAGATGGCTGCGCTATCGCTCCTGCGGGGTAGCAGGGTCGACCCACGCGCATTGAGCGTACCAAGATCGTTCGGGGCAGAGCGAGACGAAGATACAATGCGCAATCTGTTGCTGCAGTTGCGACTTGCAGAAATGGAGGGCGAGCAGGAAGGTGCCGATCGGTTTGGCGCAGAGCAGGTCGGCGAAGAGTTGCTACAGGCTGGGTTAGCGCAAGCAGCAGAGCGTGAGCAGCAGCAGGCAATGTTGCAGCAAATCGGATTGGACCAAGCTGCTGAAGAGCAAAGAAGCCTCGATGCTGTAGCTGCTGATCTGCAAACAGCTGGTGATTATAATATAGCGATGCAGGCTGGATTGCTGGGGCTGCCTGATCTCGACAAGCAAATTATTACTGCGGATGCAATGCCTGCAGAGGTGCCAAATGTTGAGTTAACAGGGTCGTTTATGTCTGACGATCCATCTGCCTTGCAAGTGCAGCCCAGAAACGTAGGTCTTAATCCAGATGACCCTCGGTTCGGCATGGTGCGCACTATCCCTGATTTAGCACCTGATGAGATCGTTGACTCTATTAACCTTGCAGAGTCCGTAACAGTTCCAGATGAGCGCATCGAGGGACTGAACAGGAAAAACAAAGCGTCAGTAAAAGCAGCGCAAGAGGCTTTAATCGAACAGGGATTTCTAGCGCCTACTTATCGCACACGCAGTGGCAAAGAAATTAGCAGTGCTGACGGCGACTTTGGTCGCATGACGAGCGCTGCCCTTAAGGCTTACGAAGAAAGCAAACAGCGCACTGCACCAGGAACAACACCTGCTCCACAATTTCCAGATGCGTTCTACCTGCAGGAAGAAAGTACGCCGGCAGTAGATATTCCAGCAGATGTGCGCTCAGGAGCAACACCGCTTATAGATGTCGAACAGCCAATGGTTGTTGATGAGGCTGCACCTAATTTTGTCTTCCCCGAAGACAGAGGTGAAGGGTTTGACATTAAGCTAGACGAGGTTGCCAGCAGGGAGGCTGCGCGCCAGGGAGCAGTAGCGGCTGCAGCGCCGATGACTACTGCGCAGGCAGCAGCAGCAAACACTGCAGCGACTAGTACATCTCCCGCAGTAGTAAACCGGGCGGTAGAAAGAGCCAGCGCAGGAGGCGCACCAGCACAAGCAGCTTTGGCGCAGCAAGCTGTAAGCGCTCTTATGGGGGCGCAGGGGCAACTTGCACCAGGTGAGCGCAGAAGCGTCTCGTTAGATCAGCGAGTACGAGGAGGCACTGTTGGTGACGTACAGCTTCCGAATATTCCGTTGCCTCGTGGTCGTAATATACCGCAGCAATCTACGATTGCTTTGCCGCAGATCGGCAGTGCTCCGAAGTTTGATACAGGCATGGACCCAGAGGCGGTCAGGCTGCAGGAGGTTGCCAACCAGTTATTACTTGATGCGAGAGCCCCAGCACAGCCTCGGTCACTGTGGGATTTATACAGCGGTGACCACCATAAGCGGAAACAGCAACAACGATCGACTTACATTAACCAGGCTCGTGAATTGTTTAAGCGAGCAGGTGTTGTCAATCGAGCCAAGTTAGAAGCCGAAAAGCAAAGACAAATTAATTCCCGTGCAGAGTTGCGGGCCAGAATGGATAGAGGGCGTGCATTATTGGCTTCTAATGACAGGCGGCTTAGGATGTCTGTTGATTATCAAAAATTTCTAGACGACAAAGCCTTCGACAAAGCAGTGCAGGAGGGTCGGTTCCGGCTCGATCTCGCTAAGTTGAACCAGTTAGATATTAGTAATCGAATTAGATACGCAGTTGGAATGCGTAATGCGTCAGCTAGGGAAAAGGCAAACGCACTGCGGGGCTCCGGGACTGGCCTAAGCGATATTCTCGCCTATATGCGAATTCTTGATAATAGGCGGCGCTATTTCGGTGCTGAGTTAGGCAGACTTGATAAGTCACTAACCGGTGTCACAGCGTTGATGGCTCCGATAGCAGAAGGTGGTCAAGAGGTGCTGGTAGAAGCCGGCCAGCAGCGTGAAAACTTAAGACAGGCATTAGTTCAAACAGGCTTAGAAGTAGAGCAGGTCAACGAGATTCTTAAGAACTTTTTGAGCGGAGAACCGCAGCAACAAGAAACAAATGCTCCAGCGACAGGAGTACCAGCGCCGCAGTCGCAAGGCCAAAAGAAAAGACGCAGAATTAAGGTGACTCCGTAATGACAACCGAAGTCGTCGAAGTTGAGTATGATGATGAAATTCTTGAAATAGAAGTTCCTATTGGAACGACAGATGATGAGGTGCGCGCTATTGCGATGCGTGCCCGTCAAAGACAAACTCCTGTGCCGCCACAGACCGTGGGCGACTTTATGCACAGCGAGGCAAAGCGGCTACAGGCTCATGTCGATCCTGAGACACAGCGCAAATTAAACCCAACGGAAATTGCGGCAAGGTTGCGTGGAGCGCTAGAGCAGCGTGACATCGACTTCGACTCTCCGGGCGTCACACTGGCAACACCTGTTCCAACAGCAGCTGATCTAGGAAGAACTCTTCCAGACACGCTCGATGCTCGAGTTGCAAGCTACGGCATGCCAGAAGACAGCGTGTTTCGTTTGGATGCTGCCGATCCTGCCTCGTTTGATGCAAACAAGTACCAAAAGCTAGTCTTCACCAGGAATGCAGTTGCGCCCGAAAGTATTGGCACTGACTTTGCGTCGCTTATGCCTGGAGCGCAGAGTGTAGACCCTGAGTACGCAGCAGCAGAAAAGCAGGCGCAAGATGCTGAGGCTCAGCAAATGTCAATGAGCCCAGCAGCGTATACGCCAGTGCTTGAGGATTTAACGGACGAACAGAAGCAACAGAACTACGTTAACATTATCGGGCAGCATGTCGTCAGCGCGCACAATCAGGCACAAAGCGAAGCGCAACAGGCTGCGGCAAAGTACGGCGAAGCGGTCGAAAGCCTGCGCACCGACTGGCAAGCAGGCATAGATCTCAATCAGGCAGAGCGGCAACAGGCAATGCTCGATGCTAATGTTTTTGGGCAAGCGCCCAAAAGCGGCGGCGAGTACATTGCAGACCGAGAGATGTACGACCGAATAAATGCTGAGTTTGATCACAAGTTGGCCATGCATCAAAAAGACATGTCGGCAGCAGCTTCTGAGTTAGGCACTACGCAAGAGCAGATTGGGCTCGGATCGTCAATGTATGGGGCGAGTGCTTATAACGATTTCGTTCAGCAGTCGTTGCAGTCGGTTCCTGATGACATGTTGCGTGATCAATTCGCTTACAATGGCGGCTTGTGGTTTGGCCGACTTGGAGGTGCTACAGCAAGCGTTTCTGGCACTTTGCTAGATGGCACCATGATGACAGTAGATTGGGCATCGAGACAGGCTGGTGGCGATGGTCTCGTTGACGACAGCAAGTGGCAAAACCCATCGCAGCAAATGTGGTCGCATCTAGTCGAGAACATAGACCCATTAAAGTCACCAATGTTGCGCACGTTCGATCACTCTTTGGCTCCAGAAAAGTGGGACGAGGCGTACGGCAAGAAGGTCGCCGATGAGATGCGGCACATGTACGGCGGCGAGATCCCAGAGCGCCTTGCCTCCAACCCATTGCGCCGATCCTTAGAAGCCTACAGCGCAATGCGTGCCGTCACTGAAGGCAGGACGAAAGACTTTAAGACTTGGACCTCGACTACTAATGCAATGCAGAATTTCGGTACGTTTACCGATGCGCAGATGCATGATTTGGCAGATCTCGTTGCAGGAACAGCCTGGATGGGTTCATTGATTTTGCCATCGCCTGCAGAACTTGGACGGGAGTTAGACAACCGGGGATTTGACGAAAATCTTGTTGCTGGCATGGCTCGTGGTTACGCAGACACTGTTGGTCTTGCGCCAGGATTTCTCGGTGCGACGGTGGCTATTACTGGTGTCGATCCATACAACAAGCAGACCTTCTTTTTTGAGATGGGTCCAGTCGGAGGCTGGAAGCTGGGTGGGCCAAACAGTATTATGGCTCGCCTCGGTCAGAGCCTGTCTGGTGGCTTATTAAGTACTTTGGCGGCCGTAACTCCCGTATTAAACGCACTGGCTAAAGTTGGTCACGCAGGCGCAACCGGAATGCGTGCTCGCATCCAGGCAACCATGAAGAAAGCTGGTGCAGACGAGTACTTTGATCTGTTGGTTGCTGATGCAGAGCGACGCGCTGCGGGGCTGAACAACCCGAAAGTGCTCGATATCTTGCGCGATCGCATGGCTAAGATGGAGAAAAACCCCTTCTACCAAATGGTAAACAAGCGAGTCGTTGAGCAGGTTGCTCGCATGAAAGCAAACAACGCACTGAGCGAACTTTCCGTAGCGATGGCGGAAGAGGCTACAGCTATTGCGCGCTCAAAAACTCTTGGCGGCGCTGCAAAGGGGGCTTTAGTCGGCGCCTCTATTGCGGGGCCAGAAGCTGCTATTGCTGGTGCGTTTCTCGGTGGTTTGACAAATGCCGGGGCGAGGCTTGCTGTTGCCAAACAGATCGTCCGTGTTCCGGCTGCAATGCGTCGAGCGTTTTCTGAAGTGACAGCGCAAAACAATTGGGATGCTGAGTCCAGCATGCGGGGTCTTCTCGATGAAAGCCAGCAGGCATCTGCTGATGTGGTTGCGATGAATCGTGGACTGCTCGATGCGATGGAGCTGGAGGGCGTTGCTGCGGCTGAAGGTGGCATGGGCGTCACTGCAAAGCAGTTGCGAGATGCAAGCCCAGAAGCAGCAATGATGCACGCAAAGGTAAAGACTTTAGTTGAAGCCGATCCTGAGTATGCAGGTATGCGGCAACAGGTTGAGTCGTTGAGCGAGACGATCGCAGCTATCGAAGATACAGCACCAGAACTGCGCACCAAGGAACTCAACGACCAGTTAAAGACGGCGCAAAACGAGCGCATCGCTCTTAATGAAGAACTGCCAAAACTGTACAATCGCAAGTTCGGAAGGATCGCTGGGGAAATTGCTTTTGATTATGCGCAGCATGTTCCAGAGCCTGGATTTATACAGTTGTTCGAGCGCGTTAGAGAGGGGTACTCTTACGCTGACGCAAAGCATGCAGCTAGAAACGCAAAGATTGAGCTAGCTTTGCAGAAGCGGCGCATGGATGCTGAAGCATCTGTGGCGCAAAAAGCTGGCACTAGAGCAGATAAGTACACTGAGAAACTGCGCAAGGAAAACGCAGAGAAGTTAGCTGATCTCGAGCAACGGTACGAGAACGCAAAGAAGGCAGAGGCAGAGGCCAGGGAAAGGCTTGGCATCGATGATGCGGACTCACCTGAGTTTGCTGACTTCGACACCGAAGCGGTTGCTAATGTTAAAACGCCACGCAGGGCTCGTGAGAAGATGCTGGCACTGCAGCGTGACATGGATCGCAAATCTGCGATGATGGATACTACAGCAAATACGCTAAACGGAACTGGTGGTCGGCTTCCTACAGCTCTTGGTTTTACAAAGAACCAGAAGTACCCAGGAAAGCAGGAACTGTTAAAGCTACGCAAGCAGATGGAAGAGTTGCAAGCGCAGCGGTCCACAAGCGACGAGGCAAGTCGCTTAAGACTAGATAAGAAGATCGAGAAACTTAACGACAAAATTCAAGACAAACAGACAAGGTATGAAGCTGCGCTCGAGCAGCTAGAGCGAGCCCGGCTTGCCGAGAATGCAAAGTTCCGTGGTCAGATGTCCCTGTACGAATCGCGCATGGCAGAACTTGCTGAGGCGCAAGCAGCTACATTGCGAGAGGGCGGCACTATTGCGGCTAGGACGAAGACCTCGCTGCAGCGAGCAGAAGAGATACGCAACCAGAGACTTGCTCAAGAAAAGGCGCGCTACGAGGCGGAAGTGGCCGTGCTGGATGATGCTAATGCCGACATAAACAAGCGCTGGACTGAAAGCGTTGGCGTACAGGCTCGCACATCGCTAGGCGAAGTTGTCGAAACACCAGGAACTGTGCGCACGCAGGATAAAGTTTCCACTTACAATCCAGAAGATGGGCGGTTTAGTTCGTTCCAAGCGGGGGCAAGCGTTTCTGACGATGCTCTTCCTATGGCTACTGTTCTCAACACGTTGGCAAATTTGAAGGGCGATGAAGCTGCCTTTGCCGTAAAAGCTATTAACGAGTTTGCTGCTAAGTATGCAGAGACTGGTGTCGGGTTCGGTGAGGGCAGTGCAGCAAGCCTCGGCAAGTTTAGGTCTTTGAACGATCTGCTGCAGAAACTAAAGGAATCTCCAGGTCGATCTGGCGGAAGAGCGTTTGCTCAGCGCGCTTTGCAGCAGGTGGTTGCTGAGTTGGTAATGGGGCAGGCAACGCAGTCGATGCTTCGCTCGCCCAACTTCCGCAACAAGTTCGTAACACATGTCACCAACAGAGTCCTCGATAACATTGCTGCACAGAACGGCATGAGCAGGGCTAAGCTGGCGCGCAGTCGCGGTGAGCTAGTTAGCAGAACCAGGATGTGGGTAGAGAGCGCCGCTATGGATATGGGCATGGTGCGCACACAGGGCCAAAGCATTCCCAAGGGCGGCAAGAGTGGGTTTCACCTGCTGCGCAATAACCCTGTGTTTAAGATTGGCGACGACACGATTAACTTTAAGGATGAGTTGTTCCAGGTTCTGCAAGATCCAGCAGCAATGAAAGCGTTGAAGATCAGCCCTAGGAAAATGAAGCAGTACCGGCAGGAGGCGCTGATCACTCTGGGTAGTTACCTAGAGGGAAACATGCAGCGCAAGATTGCTAACGATTGGTCTGTTAGCGAAATGGGATTAGTTTCTCAGGCCGAGGTACCCGGCGCACCTAGCCGTGCACGGCAGCTTGAAACCATGCGCAAGGTTTGGAACCAGGGTCCAAGGTCGCAACAATACCTAGCAAGTGTCGTGCGTTTCTTTGCAGTCAGGGATCGACTGCCAGGTAAAATTCAAGTGCCCAAAGATTCAGGACTCTCGTTTATGCGTGAGTGGGCGTTGAGCGAAGAAGGCTCTGCGTTAATAGCACGCGTGCTTAAAGAAGAAGGCGTAGCCCCGAATAGTATTCCGGCAGCGCGTGAGGCATTCATTAAGTCGCTGGAGAAAACAAACCAATACACCGAGTTTCAGGACGGACTTATTCCAGGCGGCAGCGTAGAGGTTGGCATGGCACCTGACCCTACCCTGCAGTATCCAAAGGGACTTGTTGAACCAAAAGACGTTTTGCAGAAGCGCTCTTATGCAGGTGCGGAACAGCTGCAGAGAACCAATGTTACTGGTGATGGCGGAGCCAAAGTCTTTATGGACCAAGGCATGACATCGTCACTCGGGTGGATGTACGGCACGTCTAATGCGCTCACAGCTTTTGGTGATAACTCGTTTGTTAAAATGATGCAGGGTATTGGTAGGGCTCAAAACGTAAACCTAACTGCTTTGCGTCCTGCGACGTTTATTACCAACGTGGTGTCGGCTGCACTGGCAAAGGGTGCACGAGATGGATCATTGCCACATACGGTGATGGGAGAAGTTTACCAAGCCTACGGTCTTTATCGCATTGCAAATAACCCGAAGCGGCAGGTCGAGTTGTTGCGCAACAAGTCGCCGAGATCGGCAGCACTGGCAGATGACATCGACAGCATGAAAGCCCTAGAGGAAACCGGGTACCTAGACAAGTCGTTCATCGATGCCGAGGGCGGTCTTATGGAAGATGCGATGCGCTTTCAAAATATGGACCCATACACCGCTGGTGTCGTTAAGGCGGTCGAGGCACCGCAAACGTTGCCAGGATTGCGCCAGATCTCCCGAAAGGCAGTCGAGGCGTATCGCTCTTCGGACGCTACGTTTAAACAAACTGACGCTTTAATGATCATGCGCTTTGGCAAAAGAAATGCGCGCAAGATGCAGATCGGCGGCGAGGTTACCCTGATGGATCACGTTAAGGGGACTCCGATCGGGCGCATTCGCCGTATTAGTGAGTCGAAGTTTCAGGTGCAACGAGTCGTTGGTGATCGTAAGGACTTCGGTAAGTCTCAAGTTGTCGATATAGCGAAGCCAAATCGTCAGGTTGTCGATGGTGTTTCTATACCTGGCAAGCCAGATGCAATGAGTAGGCTGATGGCTGAAAGCGCTATGAGTTGGTCGAATGCTCTTTACTTTGATTACAGCAACGTACCAGGAATGCTTCTGCTGGCTCGTCGCATGAATGGTGTCTTCTTTGGTCCATTTCTGACGTGGGGTTTAAAGGCTTTAGATATACCGTTTGCAAAACGTGGTATCGGGTACCATTCAGCATTGTCGACGGAGTTGCCGTTTCGCACCAAAGACCCAGCGTTTATGATGGATATTGCTAGATATGAAATGCAAGCAGCTGTTCGTCGATCCATGCTGCTTAATAGCGGCAAAGCGCAGCAGTCTAATGTAGAGCTAGATGAGTTGCGCGACATGTTGCCAGAGTATCTTTCGTTCGGCGCAGTCTTTGACAAAGAAGGTCTGGGTTACATTTCTCTCGGCACTCGGAACTACATGACCGGGTTCGGGTATGCGATGGCTGCTATCAACAAAGCGTTACGACCGGACATCGAAGATGATTTCATGCGTGAGTTGCGGCGAGAGGAGCCAAACTTTGCATTTCTGGCAAAGATGCTTTTGGGTCAGCCACCTATGATGTCGTTTATTAACGCCATGGCGACAGGGCGAGATCAGTTTAACAGGCAGATTAAGACAACTGGTGACTTGGCGCGCATGGCGGTGAACACGCTGGCTCCCGGTTACATGTCTGGAGCAGCTGATGTCGTTGCTGCATACGTAAACCCACTCAACGAGTTTAGCACTTGGCATAAGTACATGAGCGAAGTGTCGGAAGATAACATGCCCCTGCGTGCGTACCCTATCAAGGTGATGCTTGGTCGTTACTTTCAGAAGCTAAATCCGACTAAATTTACTCGCTTTCTCGAGCACTTTCGCACTGCGATTATTGCCGAAGCAAAGCGTGATATTAAAAAGCTGCAAGCAAACGAAGACATAACAGAGGAAATGCGAGACGAGGCAATCAAGAAGCGTCTCGAGAAAATCATATTGTTTGCAGACTTTCTGGCGCCGCAAGATCCAAAGACAGGCAAGCGCACTCAGGGTAAACCAATTAAAATGCTCAAGGCTGGCTTCGGTCGCATGACACGCAAGCAGCAGCAGGAAGCGCAGGAAGAAGCGAGTAAGTTGGCAGAAGAGATTGATGCGACTTTGGGAGACGCAGGCGTCACACCATTTGCAGCAGGGGACTTAGTAGAATGAACGCAGGATACCCACCAAACTTTAAACCGAACGAGTTCTACTGCAAGTGCGGCAAATGCCTTGGTGCTCCACCTAATGCTTACGCCACCCGCCATCTTGCCTGGGCGCTGCAGAAGATTAGAAACGCAGCTGGAGTACCCCTTAAGATCAACTCTGCTTACAGGTGCCAAGAGCACAACGAGAGCGTGGGGGGTGCGAAGAACTCCCAGCACCTCAGTGGCATTGCTGCCGATCTCAAACCACTGGGCTGCTCAACAGAAGAACTGCATGAAGTTATTGAATCGCTTGTAGATAGTAAGCATATTCCGCCTGGTGGACTTGGATTGTATAATACATTTGTGCATTATGACATCCGTCCTGGGAAGGCTCGTTGGAATGGCTAGGCGTAGAACCTTAAATCGCAAGCGTCCTCTGACTAATGGCAATCTTGGTTTGCGTTTTGAGCGTGCATCTGGGGATAGTGACAACCTTAAATGGTACAACCTGGCGAACCTGACTGGTGTCAATATTGACTACGGTAACATAGTTATGTCTGCCGGTGATTGGCCGATCTTTGATGGTGCTGGTGATAAGTGCGGATCTGGTCAGGGCCTTGACGGAACTAGCCACACGGGTCTTGCTGGCTCCTATTCTAATCATGCTACCAATCCCATTTGTGCTTACACTAATTTGGGCGGCGGACTGTTTACAGTCGACAGGTGCTTCGAGGTCGCTGCTTATTCTGATTTAAGTAAAACAATGCGGCATGCTTGGTGGAACTACAACCTTGGAACCATTTGGGATTCTGTTAACGGCCTTCAGCTTGGTGGGTACAATGGGGGTACTAACTGGACTCTTGCTGCCAGCAAGAATCTAACAGCTAATACCTGGCATCACATTGCTATTAACTACAGGATAACGAATGTAGCGCCGAATGGTTATGGCGATCTTTATCTTGATGGGGAGTTGGTCGCCACAAGTCAGAACCAGACAAGGACTATTAGTGGTATTACTGCTGCTAACCCTGGGGTTGTAACCTGCACTGCTAATCACGATTTATCTACAGGGGACTTTGTTGTCTTCTCCGGTTTATCAGGAATGCCATGGTCAGCGTTAAACAATCAGACTCTTCCAATTACAAAGATCAACGCTACAACCTTCAGTATTATGGACACCAGTATGATGGGCGGCAACTATTCCGGTAGTGGCACCATTACGTTTAACTTAGGTATTCACCCGCTTACTAATGTTGCACAGCAGCGTGCATATTTTATTGGTACGAACATTTATAACAATCAAACCTTTGAGGGTCAGATGGATACTTTCAGGGCATGGACCAGGCACCTTACGGTTGATGAGATTGCTCGCAATGCAGGTATTGTGATTGGCAGGAACGGATGAGTTATCCAGTTCATTATTATTACCTTGGTCCGAAGGATGCTGTAGAGGCTATCACGGAAACCCCTTGGGTCCGTGTCTCTTCGGATGACAAAGGTCTTACTAAGCGACTAACGCAACTAGACCCGGTTCCGACTGGGTGTACACAGTTAACACATGCTGAAGCACTTGAGGAAGTAGCAAAGCCTGAATGGAATGAGGAACCGTAAAGATGGATTACAACAGTAAACTGGCGCGCAATAACTTTGTTTGGGATGCCGACACTCAAACGATTGACGACGATACAACTCCGAACAACACGTTCGAGAAGCTGGAAGTCAAAGGTACTTACTGCATCATTAGTAACCTGGGTCCGATTAACATCAGGGTTGGCAGCAGTGGCTCCGGCACAGCCAAGGGTATCCTGGTTGAGCCTGGTGCTTCGCTGGAATTTGCTGTCGGACAAGGTGCAAATATTCATGTTTTCGCAGCGGCTAACACTGGCACGTACAGTGTTGTCTGGTTCGAGTAGGGAGCAGTTATGTTTAAGCTAGTGGTGGTAACTAAGAGTGGCGAGAAGGAATGGCAGGCGGCTGATGTTCGGCAGCGCGTTGTTGTGGGTAGCAAGGTGGCTTTGCTTGTGCCCGAAGCGAGTGCGGACCATGCAGAGTGTGTTGATTGCTTGTCGCTGGGTACGGTTTCGAGGCTCGATGGCGTTGTAAAGGGCATTGAGATTCTCATGCAGGAGGCATTGGATGCTGCAGGATACAACAAGCCTGCGCCCAAGAAGGCTGCACCTAAAAAGACCGCTGCCCCACAGCACGACTGGGACTCGATGACGGTCTCTACATTGCGCGAGTATGCGAAAGAGCGCAGTGTGAGCAACTACAAGAAGATGAAGAAGGCGGATTTAATCGCCGCACTTAAAGGTTAATAAACGCAAGGAGTTGTCATGTCCGACAAGATGAAATCACGCAAACTGTGGCTCAGTATTCTGGCTGCTGTTCTGCCGATCCTGGCTAAGCACTTCTTTCCCAGCTTGCCTACCGAGGCGATCATCGCTTCTTCCTTGGGCGCTGTGGCCGGTGTCATGGGCATCTCCCTCGAAGACGTGGCGAAGCAGAAGCGTGCTGCGGTAGAGACTGCATCGGGAAACTCCCCGGCCCCCTCATCCGACCAGCCAAAATCCTAGGTTTAGCGGACGATGAATCCGGGGGCCTTGATCTTTCTCTCGGTGGGAACACTGATAGGTGGAGTGCTACTGCTGATATGCGTCACAGACTTGATGAGAAGCTTGATCTTACGGCGGGACTATTGGCAACAGGTGAATGGGGACAAGACCCAAACTGGCAAGCAACGGCAGGACTTAAGTGGAGGTGGTAATGCCGGTTAAGAAGAAGGGGCTATACGCTAATATCCACGCTAAGCGTAAGCGGATCGCCAAAGGTAGCGGCGAGAAAATGCGTAAGCCTGGAAGCAAAGGTG